AAGCCATTCTTCGTCGGTCAGGTCGGTCGCCCGGAGCGGGTAGCCGGCCAGGCGCATGGAGCGCAGACGCAGGAGCTTGCAGGTGTACGGGTGGAGGTCCTCGCCGCGAGCCTTGGGGCAGTTGGCGCAGGCCCAATCCAGCGCCGGGCCGTCGCCGTACTCCTCGATGCACTTCTCGGCTTCGGTTTCATCGCAGAGCCCCTTCTTGATCGCCGCGAGGTCCTCGCTCAGGACTTTCCCGCGTTCTCCCCGGAGTCCTCCTCGGACAGGTCGTCGGGCGTCAGGGCCTCGGCCGAGGCGTCGAAGACACGGGCGGCGAGCAGCTCGACCAGGTCGGGGGCGAACTGCATCACCAGCGCCTTCCAGTCCTCGCGGTAGCCGGGATTGCCGGGGGTCGAGGACAGGGGCTCGTTCTTACCGTTGACCGGGACGAGGAAGTCGCCGTCGCGGATGCTCTTCAAGATGCGCTCGCCGTAGGTCAGCCGAGCCTTCGTGGTCTCGTTCTTGACCTTGTTGCCGCGGCGCGGCCAAGCGGCGTTGGCGTAGGCCGTGCGCTCGGCCGTGGTCGGCATGCGGTAGGTGAAGACGATCTCGGAGCCCGAGACATTGTCGATCATGGTCAGGGTGTTGTCCTCGGGGGAGAGAATACGGGGCATGCTGGTTTCCTTCCTTCTGGTTAGGGCTTGGGGTTAGGCGGCGTAGGCCGGGACCTGGTTGGTAACTTTGACGATGACCGAGCCGTAGGTGTCGTGCTGGAGCACGGACAGGTCGCCGGCCTCGGCCAGGCGCTTGGTGTCCACGGAGATAGGGTCGCTGAGCACGGCGAGCTTGGGGAAGATGATCTCAACCTTGTAGCTCTCGCCCGGGGCGAACTCGGCGCCGTTGAGCACGATGCGCGCGGCCATGTGCTCGCCCGTGGCCATCATGTTCTGGAGCATCCAGTCGCGCATCTCGCGGCTGAGTTTCAGGGTCTGGGTCCTGGCCGGCCTGAATATCGCGCCCGCGTAGGCGCCGGACTGGCCGGGCTTGAACTTGACCTCCAGACCGTTGTTGAGCGTCCATTCCACGGACTTGATGTCCGAGGTCAGCTGCCGGCCGCCGGAGAACGCTGTGCCGTTCCAGGCTCCGCCGATGCGGAAGTCCATCTCGGACACGCGCAACGGGCTCTCGGTCACCCGGGCAGGGAAGGAGGCCCAAACCGGCTCGACCGGGGCGTAGAGCACCTTGTACGTGACGGGATCGGTGCCCACGTCGGGAGCGGCGATGGTGATCTCGGCCGGGGTGGCCGAGGACACGGCGCTGTAGGCGACCTCGGTCCAGACGCCCGGGGTCAGCTCCACGCGGATCTGCTGGACGTTGTCCAGGCGCTCGCCGGTCGTGGCGCCGTGAACGCCGTTGGCGGCGAGGGTCAGCGTGGTCGAGTTGCCGGGTGCGCTGACCTCCTCCTCGACCACGGTGACCTCGGTTTTGCCCGTGCCCTTGATGGCGCCCACGGCCTTGACCCAGCTGTCCTCGGCCATGGTCAGGGTAAGCTGGTCCACGGCCATGGAGGTGTGCCGGCGCTTGGCGATGGTCTTGCCGAGCCGGTCGCCGCTAGTGAACGTCGGCACGGAGCGGGCCGCGTCCACGTCGCCCTCGATGGGCGTGATGGTGTGGATGTAGCCGGCGCCCGAGGCCGCGTTGGCGCACTGGCCCAAGCCGTAGGCGGCCAGGAAGGCGATGTGCCCCGGCTGCGCCTTGTTGAAGGTGAAGTTGGAGGTGCTGGTCTGGCCCAGGCTGTAGACGGTGTCGGGCTCCTCGTGGCCGGTCATTTCATCGGCGTTGGTCTCGTTCCTGGTCTCGATACCGATCACATCGCCGGCGTCGACCAGGAGCGAAGTGTCCAGGGTTTGCGGGGTGTTGATCGCGGTCTCCCTGTTGTTGGCCGAGACGGCGATCTGGTTGTGCGTCGCGCGGAAGCTGCGCATGGTGGCTTACTCCTTCTTCCTGCGGCCCGGCCGGGTGTCGGCCGGGGCTTCGGGCTCGGGCGCCGCTGCCGCGAGGTCCGCGCTTGCGGTGAGGCCGGCGGCCAGGCTCTCGGACGGGATGGCCCGGGCGGGCCTCGCGGGCCGGGACAGCTCCTCGAACTGGTCCTTGTGCTCGGCCGGGATGTCGGCCTCGGCGTAGGTCACGCCGCGACGGAAGGTCCGGCCGGCGAACTCGCCGGAGACCACGTCGAAGGGCGGGACGTTGGGTTTGAGCTTCAGGTACTTCATACATCACCCTCCCAGGTGAATTCGTAGAGGACAGCCTGGACGCTGGCGGAGAACGCGTCATCGGCCGCGAGTTCGGTCTCGTTGACCGAGACGGGCCGGCCCCAGTCGAAGCCCGGCGCCTGGACCTGCCGGCCGCGCAGGGCGGCGATGACGTCGCCGGTGATGTCCAGGATGCCCCGGAATCCGGCGGCCTCGTCGCCGACGAGGGTGGCCTCGGCCTTGTTGATCGAGGCCCAGACCATGAGGCCGACCTGGTGAACCCGCTCCTCGGTCTCGTCGCCGCCCTCGGCGAACGTTACCGGCCCGTCCTTGATGCCGACGCACGGGAAGCGGTAGCCTTTAGGCAGGAATCCGGGGTCCGGAGCGATGAACACGTCGGACGGCCGGACGTAGGCGGCCAGGGCCTCGATCAGCCGGGCCTTGATGGCCAGCAGCAACGCCTTGGTCTGCATCTAGAAGCCCCCCATGGTCTCGCGGCTGAACAGCCGGGGCGGGTTGTCAGGATGCAGCTCGGGCGCCTCGGCCGGCTGGGGCGTCCCCTCCGGGTCCTGGGCGCCCAGGCTGATCAGCCCCCTGGCCACGTCCTTCAGGTACAGGATCGCGTCGTCATAGTTCTTGGTGGTGGTCTTGGATGGCTCGCTCCCGCGCCGCTTGCTCAGCAGGTAGACGGCGATGTCCACCGCGACCTGCGGCAGTGCAGCAGGCACCGGGCTCATGGGCACCCGGTGGCGGCTGCCCAGGTACGAGTCCATCTTGCTGGCCGCATCCTCCAGGGCCTTGGCAATGATCGCCTCGTCGGCGAGGCCGGTGCCGGCGTCGTCGGTCAGGGCGATCAGCTCGGCCTCGGAGATCTGCGAGAGCAGGTCGGCGCGGGTAGCGTAGGCCATGGGTTACTTGTCCTTGCGCTTGGCGGCCTTGGCCTCGGCCTTGGGTTCGGGCTCAGGGTCGGCCTCGGGCTCGGGGCCGGGGCCGGGCAGCACGTCGACGATGAGCATGGGCTCGGCCTTCAGGGCCTTGAGCTGCTCGGGGGTGAAGGCCTCGTCGGGGTAGGTGGTGGGCTTGTCCGGGTGGGCCTTGCCCGCCCGGCGGAAGCCGTCCTTCTTGCTGGTGATGCGGATCACGGTGTGACTCCTTTTCTCAAGTTGAGTGTCAAACCGGCCGGCTTAGGCCAGCCAGGGCACGACCAGCACCTCGGCCATGCCGGCGAGTTCGTTGCTGCCGCCGCCGGCCAGCTCGGTGTTGACCACGATCTTGCGCGCCGCGCGGTTCAGGGACGGGGGAACCACCAGGTGCGTGGGCATGATGCCGAGCGGCACGCCTTCATCGTTCTTGAACTCGCTCATGGCCGTGTGGGCAGCGGCGAAGTTGTCGTGATCGAGGGTCTGCTTGGAGCCGTAGGCCAGCTGCCACAGGCCGAACCCGGCATTCTTCCTGTCGTCCACGCCGTACATGAACTTCTTGCGCTTGAAGGCCTCCTCGGAGGTGGGGCTGTCCAGGGCCACGAACTCCGGCTGCTTGCGGCGCTGGAGGATGAGCGGCTTGTAGGGCCGCGAGAGATCCAGGAGATACCAGCCGGTGCCCGAGCCGCCGCCGGAGTTGGAGACCGAGGCGCCGGCCACGACGTGGTCGGTGTCGAAGAAGTACTGCTTGTCGAAGCACGGGGTGGTGAAGCCGGCCTTGAGCAGGGCGAAGACGAGCTGGTCCGGATGCACGGCCGCGCTGTGGGCCAGGCCCTGGATCATCGGCGTGTAGACGCCGATCTTGTCGTCCTCGATGTTGTCGCGGTCCACGCCGATGGTGGCCTCGAACGGCTTGTTGCGGATGGTGTAGTCGAAGGCCGAGAGGTCCTTGACCACGCGCTCGCCGATCCACTCCTTCATGCCGGGGAAGTCCCCCAGCCACTTGTAGTTCTCTTCGGACGTGGTGCTGGGCACCTCCATGGCCACGCGGTTCCACAGGGATTGTGCCGCGAAAGAGGCCATGGCCTGGGCGAAGACGGTCGAGAAGCCGGTGAAGATGCCGGCCAGGGAACCCTGATTGATGATCATGCTCGTGGTCCTCCCTTAGCCGACGTAGATCCAGACGCCGTCGGTCTCGACGGACAGGACCTTGCCGGCCACGATGTCGTTGGTGGTGTCCGAGGACACGGTGACCGAGTCCTCGACGAGGCAGTTCTTGCCCACGTGGGCCTGGGCCACGGCGGCGGTCGCCGAGTTGGCGAATTTGAACGCCTTGAGGCGCCGGACCAAACAGGTCAGGTCGCCGGCCGAGCCGCCGGAGTTGTCCACGGTCTCCTCGATACGGCCGATGACCGTGAAGTTCGCGGTGTCGGCCGCGGGGGCCAGGTAGCCGGAGGCGTTCAGGGCACCGAGGTGGCCGGCCTCCACCTTCACGGCGGCCACGGCCACGGAGACCAGCTCGCCGTCCTTCATGTCGGTCTTGCGGTCGGACATCTACTTGCCCTCCTGCTGCGGCCCGTGTTTCTTCCAGGCCTCCGGGGTGATCCCGAGCTGCTTGTTGATGGACAGCTGGAGCGCGTCGGCCTCGGCCTGGGCCGAGGGGTCGGCCTTGAGCACGGAGACCTGGCCCACGGGCACGACGCTGTTGGCCGGCCTGGCCTTGAGCACGATCTGCCGGAACAAGTCGGGGTTCTTGGCCGCGAGATCCGCGCCCCACTCCTTGACCTCGGCCGGGCTCATTTTGCCCTCGGCCACGGCCTGGTCGACCAGGCTGCCGCTCTTGATCGCGCCCAGCTCGGCCTCCAGCTTGGCCACCTTGACCGAGAGCTGCTCGGCCACGCCGGCCGCGGTCTCGGGCCGGGCCTTCAGGGCCTTGATGCTGGCCACGGCGGCGTCGGCGGC